TGGAAGGAATTAAAAAAGTTAGTACCGCCTACATGGGTAAAAAGCAAAAACGAAACAGATTTAAAAATAGAACTAATAAATGGCTCACTTATCGAGTTAAAGGGAACAGAAAACGCAACCACGTTAAGAGGTCGAAGTTTAGCAGGTGTTGTACTAGATGAGGCAGCATTTATGGATTCTGACGTTTGGTTCCAGGTTATTCGACCAGCCCTAGCAGATAAACAGGGTTGGGCACTCTTTATTTCAACACCTGATGGCACGGCAAGCTGGTTTTACGATTTATGGTGTTACGTTCCAGAAGATCCCACGGGAGATTGGAAAAGGTGGAGTTTTACCACAATAGACGGGGGAAATGTACCAGCAGAGGAAGTCGAGGCTGCGAAGGCTCAGTTAGATAGCAGGACATTTAAGCAGGAGTTCGAGGCAAGTTTTGAAAATCTGACGGGATTGGTGGCTATTAGTTTCAGCGATGACAATATTAGTAGTGAATCTGAGGATTTACATATGTTGCCATTAATTATGGGATTAGATTTTAACGTTGATCCTATGGCAGGAATTTGTGCGGTAAAACATAAGGACAACTTATATGTATTTGATGAGATCATGTTAACGGGAGGAGCAACAACCTGGGATTTTGCGGAAGAAGTTATACGCAGATATGGGGTGGATCGAAGGGTAATCGCTTGTCCTGACCCTACAGGTAGTGCTAGAAAAACAAGTGGAGTTGGAGTTACTGACCATAATATTCTTAGGAGGTCTGGATTCACAGTTATGAGTCCAAAAAGTCCGTGGAAGATAAGAGATAAGATAACTGCTGTTAATACTGCCTTATACGATGCAAACGGAGAAAGAAGAACATTTATACACCCAAGATGTAAAGAATTGATAAAAGCATTACGAACTCTTACTTATGCACCAAATACAGGATTGCCTAATAAGAATCTGGGTGTAGATCACGCCTTTGACGCATTTGGGTACTTATGTTTGCAGCAATTTAACCTTGCAAAACCAGAGACATTAGGCCAAACTTCGTTTAGAATATACTAAGAGTTACTTTTTGCTATGCCGATGGGAAAGGGGAGCTATGGCTCTAAGGTTGGAAGACCTCCAAAAAAGAAAAAGAAAAAGAAAGGAACTAAGAAACGTGGCGAATGTTCCTGTTAATAAAGCTTTATATTCTAGGGTAAAAGCGGAAGCTAAACGTAAATTCGCTGTTTATCCTTCTGCTTATGCTAACGCATGGCTTGTACGAGAGTATAAGAAGCGTGGTGGTACTTATCGCACGGGAACTAAGAAAAGTGGGTAGATGTCAAAACTGGTAAACCTTGTGGTCGTCAAAAAGGCGAAAAACGAGGTTATCCTGCTTGTAGACCTAGCAAACGTGTATCAAGTAAGACACCTAAGACAACAAAAGAGATGTCGAGTGCTGAAAAAGCAAGATTTAAGCGTGAAAAAACAGGTAGTAAGAAGATAAGTTATCAACATAGACGTAAAAAGAAGAAAAAATAACTGTAAAAAACGCAGTTTCAAGGTAATATAATCGTATATATACTTTTTTCTTTGGATCATGGCATTTTTTAAGGGTGAAGAGGGCTCTGTAAATTTTAAATCGTCTTCTGGAACTACTGAAGCTATTGTTTCTACGACTGCGTGGAGTTTTTCTACAACTAGAGATGTAATTGAGTGTACTGCTCATGGAGCAACTCAAAGACGTTATGTTCCTAGTTTAGTTACTGCAACGGGTACTATTGATTTTTTATATTCAGCAGCATCAGGCAATGAAACTGCAAACTTATTACAAGAAGTTGTTGCTGGCACAGGTGAAGACGCTGAATTTGAGTTATTTATCGGTACAACTGGCGGCAAAAAGATTACATTTAACGGAATAATAACGAGTATGGACACAGGTACTGCGTTAGGAGATTTAACAAGTGTTAGTTGTGGGTTCCAAGCTTCTATGAGCGATCCAGCTACTGCTTCTACAGGAATCGTAATTGCTGCATAATGCCAAGAAAAAAGGGAGTAAGTTTATCTGTTGGACGAGGTGAAAAGTCTCGGAAGGGAGGACTTACTGCAAAGGGTAGAGCAAAATATAATCGTGCTACAGGCAGCAATTTAAAAGCACCTGTCACAGAAAAAAATCCAACAGGAAAAAGGGCAGCTAGACGAAAATCATTTTGTGCCAGAATGAAAGGAGTCAAAGGCCCAACAAGTAAAGGCGGTAAATTAACAAGAAAAGGGTTAGCATTAAAACGATGGAGATGTAGCTAATGACCTACGCATTACCAGGTATGCTGAAAACCAGTATTACCTCTACTACATATATTGGTAGTACTGATAGTCCTTTTACTAGAAACAGGGCTGTGCTAGATATGATGAAAGGTTGGGAAATAATGAAAGCTGTAACTGAAGGAACAGAATACCTCAGAGAAAATAGCGAAGCGTTTTTACCACTAGAACCAAGAGAAGACTATGACGCTTATCTTGCAAGAGTAAATAGATCAGTATTTAGTCCATTTACACAAAGATTAATAAGAGCAGCTACAGGTTTAGTTCTTCGCAAACCAATAACATTAACAGGCGATCCATACTGGACAGAAATGTTCAAAGCAGACGTAGACGGTTGTAAATCAGATTTAGATGAGTATGCAAGAAGATTGTTGATGTGTTCTCTGACATACGGCCAAAGCCATATTCTTGTGGACTACCCTGCACCTGGCGGAGCAGTAAGTTTAGCTGAAGAGCGTTCACAAAACCGCAGACCCTACTGGATAGAAGTCGATCCAACAAACATTTATGGCTGGAGATTAGATAGAGAATCTAACTATGGAAATCTTATACAGGTCAGAATTGCAGAAAAAGCTGTATTACCTGATGGTGCTTTTGGTGAAAAGATATATGACCAGATGAGAGTGATAGAACCTGGTCGTTATCGTGTATTTAGAAGAAAAGAAACTGTTGAGGATATGTACGAAGAAAACGATGGTGCATACGCTGGTAATATGCAAGGTACACCAAATGAAAAAGATTTTGAGTTAGCTGAATCTGGTAATTTCTCTCTTGGTGAAATACCGTTGGTTACAATTTATTCTGGCAAAGTAGATAATATGACAAGCAAACCTCCTTTATTGGATATTGCTTATTTAAACCTTGCACATTACCAAAGACAAGCCGATTTAATTCATAGTTTGCACGTTGCCTCTCAACCACTACTGGTTATGGAAGGCTATGACGATCAAACCAAAGATCTTGCTATATCTGTAAATTACGCAATGGCTACACAACCTGGCAATAAAGTTTACTATGTAGAGCCAGCTTCCAGTGCTTTTGACGCTCAATCTGCTGAAATAAAAGAATTACAGATGCAAATGGCAACATTAGGTATCAGTACGCTATCACAACAGAAGTTTGTTGCAGAATCAGCAGATGCTCGTAGGTTAGATCGTGTAGACACCAACTCTATGCTTGCGATGGTTTCTATGGAATTAGAGCAAAAGCTACAAAAAGCATTTAATTTATCTGCTGAATATGTAGGAATCGAGCCACCAGAAGTAAAAATAAGTAGAGATTTTGATATTGAGAGATTAATTGGACAAGATATTACAGCTTTGACATCGTTATTTGATCAACAAGTCATTGATAGAGAAGAATTTAGAGATATTTTGGTACAAGGTGAAGTTTTACCAACAGCAAATGAGGCCAAACCCGAATAGTTTGCTACAATAGTAAGTAAATATATGAAACTAATGTCTAAGCATTTAGATTACGTTGAACAGCCTGACGGCAGTTTTAAGTGGGAATTAGCAGAAATTCCTGCTGTTAAATCCGTTCCAGCAGAGGAACCAAAAGCTAAAAAAGAAACCAAAAAAGTTTCAAAGAAAAAATCCGACAGTGCATTATCTGAATAATTCATGGCAATAGAAGAAAAAGTAGTTCAGCCTGAGTCCGTGACTCCTGCCGATCAGCCCGTGGCTGAAACACCTTCACAACCACAAGCACCAAATTTAGATTCTGTAAAAGCAGAATATGAAGCAAAATTAGCTGCTGCTCAAAAAGAAGCTGCTGAAGCACAAGAAAAATTTAAAGGAATAAAAGGTAAACTCGATGAGGTTTACAAACAAAAAGAAGAAAAACGCACCAAAGAATTAGAAGATCAAGGACAATACAAGACTCTTTGGGAAGAAGCTAATAAAACTGCACAAGATAAAGATGCACAGATCAATAGCCTGTCTCAGCAGTTACAGGATATGAAAACTTCTAATGAAGTTGCATCTACAAAACAGACAGCACTTGCAGCTATTAGCAATCTTAATGCTATAAATGCTGAACAAACCTTATCATTACTGCAAGGTAAGTTACAAAGAAACGCTGAAGGTAAAGTAGTAATCATAGATGGTGGTGTAGAACAGGATCTTAATGCCTATCTCACCAGTCTCAAAAACCCTGGAAGCGGTTGGGAACATCATTTTAAACCAAGTACTGCTGCTGGTATGGGTGCAAAACCGAGTCCTGTAGGAAATGTATCAGGTGGAACAGAAAATCCTTGGAATACTGGCAATTTGACGCAACAGCTTATAATGGAGAATGAGAACCCCGACCTCGCAGCCGTGCTGAAGAGGGAGGCTCAAAAGAAATAGTTAGTTTCTGTGAGACTAACGCCTTAATCTGTGATTAGGGTATCGCAAAAGTAACAAGGAGATCTGAATGGCTGCTCCATTTCAGAACTATTCGGGCGGTGTCCTATT